AATTTGTCGTAACTTTGATTAAAATCTAATCAAAAAATGGGATGGATTTAAACCTTTGGGAAAATTTTTTCGGCATTACGTTCAATCGACAAAACAGATTCATCAATCAGGCGAATCAATTAATGCCGTACTCAAATCAAATTTGGGGTGTTAAAAAAGCCGTATGGATTGACACCAATAACGCATGGGAATGGTTTATGACTATTCCTGAATTAAGGGCGGTAATCGATAAACGGGCATCGATGATGGCATCAAACGAGGTGAAAATGTACGATGCCAACGGTGAGGAAATCACTGAGCATTGGTTCCTGGACCTTGTAAAGCATCCAAACCCGGTTCAATCATGGTCCGATGTCGTGTATTCCTTATCGGTAAACGATGCACTTTATTCAAATGCGTTCGGTTATTCACCGGTGCGATCCTTTGACATTCGCAATATGTTTGTTCCGTTACCTTCCAACAAGGTGCAGATATTGACATCAGGAAAGACTTTGAAGCAAATGGATGTCGATGGGCTTATTGATGGATATCGGTTTGAATACGATAATAACGCATTCGAATCACTCGAATTGAAGGATGTGATATACCTTACAACGAATGATGGGATGAACCTGATCAGGCCAACAAGCCGAATCGATGCGCTCAAATATCCATTGAGTAACATTAAAGCACAATACAACAAGCGGAATGTACTACTCGAAAACATCGGAGCCATTGGTATCTTATCAGCGCAGAACTCCGACATCGGAGGGGCAATCCCAATGACACCGGAGGAAAAAAGACAAATCCAAAGGGATTGGTACAACCGATCTAAAGACGAGGTGATCATCACCGAATCACAAGTTAATTGGCAGTCGATGTCCTATCCGACACGGGATCTCATGCTATTCGAGGAACTGAATGCGGATAAGATAGCCATTATTGACGCATACGGAATGAACGTCAATCTGTTTTCAAGTGAGCAGGGAACAACCTTTACCAATGTACGGGATTCGGTTCGTATGGTTTACACCGATACGATCATTCCAGAAACGCAACAAATGTATGATACTATCGCACATCAAATGGGGTTGGATAAGCAAGGCATTTCGATTGTCGCTGATTTTAGTCACCTTCCGGTGTTGCAAGATGATGAGCAACAAAAGGCACAAGCAATGAATACACGAGCCGATGCGCTTACTAAAATAATCAATGCCGGAGTGGTGTTGAATGATGATGAGAAACGAGCATTGTTAAGAATATGAAAGGAAATAATTATCAAACCAAATCGGCATCCGAAATAAAGGATTTAGATAGTAGCAAAAGACAAGTTGCAATCTATTTGGCAAAGTTCGACAACATCGATGCTGATAATGACATGATCAAAAAGGGATCATTCACAAAGTCGATTCAGGAACGAGGTCCGGAAGCATCATCGAACAGACGTATCGCATACCTACGATGGCATGATTGGGAAAAGCCAATAGGTAAATTCTTGAGCTTATCGGAGGATGACTATGGTCTGTTTGCAGTTGCTCAATTAGGGCAATCACAAATAGGTGAGGATGCGTGGAACGATTACAACGATGGAATTATCCGTGAACATTCAATCGGATTCCAATACATCCAGGACAAAATGCGTTGGATCGATGACATGAACGCACCGGCACAAGGGTATTGGATGATTTCGGAACTAAAGTTATATGAAGGATCAGCAGTCACATTCGGTGCAAACGAGAATACGAACGTGGTTGAGGTGATGAAATCGGAACAGAAAATCGAAAAGGCTGTAAAGATATCGGAACAAATCGACACCTTAATAAAGGCACTCGCAACCGGAAAAGGTAGTGATGACCGTTTATTCGAAATGGAAATGAAAGTGAAATATCTGAACTCACAGTTGTTGTTACTTGCTAAAAGTGAGCCGATCATTAAAGATCATTCGCCAATTATCGAGCCAACAAAGCCGGAAGGCTTCAACTGGGAATCAGTTATTCAAAGTCTATAAACAACAAAAACAAAACAAAGTGGAAAACAATTTAACACCAGAACAAGTAGTTGAAAAGATCAACGAAAAGTTCAACGAAAAATTGGCAGGAATGCCAACAAAAGGAGATGTTGACGGTCTAAAGTCGGACATCGAAACGCTTAAAGGATTGAGCGAAAAAAGCGCAGAAATCGAAAAGGCAATCGCAAAATTTGAAGGGAAATTGGAAGGAATGTCCGAGAAAGGATTCCGCACCGAGAAAGCTCCAAAAAGCACACGCGAGGCATTGACAAAAGCATACAAGGAAAATGCTGAAAAGATCAATGAAATGGTTGGTAAAGGTCAAACATTCTCTTTGGAGGTAAAGGCACTTTACGACACAACAATCGATGGGGATTACACGGGTAACGTGGCATTGTCTACATTGGAGCCGGGTGTATCAAAGATCGCTCGTCCGAGAATCCGAGTTCGTGACATCGTGAACATGGGAACAACGGGATCAAAGTTCGTTACATACATCAGCCAAACAAACCAAACTTCAGCAGGATGGGTGAACGAAGCAGGTGAAAAAATCAGCGGTCAACCTTCTTACGAGGAAGTATCTGTTGAGGTTGTTAAGGTTGCCGGAACGGTTAAAATTTCAAAGGAAATGTTGGCTGATCTTTCATTCGTACAATCAGAAATCAACTCCGACCTTATGGCTTCTGTTGATCAGGCAATCGAAGATGGAATCATCAATGGTGCAGTTGGTGGATTAACGGGAATCATTTCTGTTGCTCCTGCATTCAACCCTGGTACATTTGCCGGTGCGGTTCCTGCTGCAAACCTTTCGGATGTTATCCGTATCGCAGTTGCTCAAATCGAGCAGGCGAACTTCAACGCAACGCATGTTGTATTGAACCCTGCGGATGTTGCTGCACTGCAGTTGACAAAAACGGCAACGGGTGAGTATACTTATCCAATGTTCATGATGGAGATTACAACAATCGCAGGATTGACAATCATCTCTTCAACAAACATCGCAGCCGGAACATTCCTTGTTGGTGATTTCACAAAGTGTAACGTGAGAATGCGTGAGGCAATGAACCTTCAGGTAGGATATGTTAACGATGATTTCCAGAGAAACATGGTTACAATCCTTTGCGAAGCGAGATTGGTTGAGTATGTGAAGGATAACGATGTTAATGCATTCGTATCTGATTCCATCGCAACTGCAATCGCAGCAATCGACTTGGGAGCATAATTTAAGTTAATGGGGAGGCTTGTTCCTCCCCTTTCAAATTAGCATCGAAAATGGAAAAGAAAACTCGCAGAAAAAAGAAGGATCTCGACATTGATTTAAAGGTGAACAATGCTGATGTGAGCATCGAAAGGAACGAAGCCGGAACAACTATCGAGGTTGATTCGGATGTTGTTGATGTAACATACCACAAGGATCAGGAAGGCAACGTAAAAATTGACGTTGAAATCGATGACAAAGTGATCTATGAGTTCGTTTCGAATGGAGCGTCAAAGCACATGCCAAAGGGAGCAATCTTTAAGGTATCGGGAGCCATGTTAAAATTGTTCGTCAAAAGGGGATTTGGTAAACTAAAAAAGTAAAGGAATGTACGTTACAGTCAGTCAATTCGTTAACAAATATCAACTATCACTCGGGATGTACGACACGGGAAAAATTCAGTCGTATATTGACCGATACGAAAAGCGTTATTTGATTGAGTTACTTGGTCCGGATTTATATGATCAAATGGTTGCGGATACGATTTCGGGAACACCGCAATCACCAAACTTCACGTTCATATACAACCCGTTTCATGTAACGATATCACCGCTATCAATGTTGATCAGCGAAGGGATTGAACAGATGTTACTCGGATTCATTTATTTTGAGTATTCCAAAGACCTTGTAAACCAAATGACACCGTACGGAAATGTAAAGCCATTGGCTGAAAATTCAACGGTTGTTGCCGGAAATAGTACGATGATATACAATAGATACAACGAAGCGGTCCGAACGTATCGAGCTATTCAAACGTATATTGCATTGAATCGTACAATAGACAACGGTGAGATCCTGAAAATTCAGGTGCTTACTGATGGAACCGGATGGACCGAGGATGTGAATGATGTAACGGTAACGGGAGGAACGGGAACGGGTGCAACCTTCGATATTCAGTATATGCCAGAAAACGGAATCTATACGTTGTTTGCAACGGTGAAACAAGGCGGTAAGAATTACACGGTGAACGATGTATTGACCTTACAAGCATTCAACAACGATGCAACGATCCGGGTGATGGGAGTAAGTGGGGGTGATTATTCACTCTTTAACGGGATTCAAAAACAATTTAATTATTGGCTATGATCGATTTGATTTCCTCACATATTGGCGAAATAGTTTCCAACATCAACCTTGTCATTGTAGGCGAGGTGGATAACAACATCGGAAAGAATACTTTTTGCCAAACGAAATGGGCGAGAAAGGGAAAGCGAATCCAGAACCTGGATACCAATTTCACTTTCAATATCATAAATGTTGAAGAGGATTATTACATCGATGCGCTCCCGGTGGGTGCAGGAACATTCGGATCAGGACCATACGAACTACCGGCTCCCTTCTATATTCACGGAACAAAGAAAGCCACGAATAGGGAATGGACCATTTCAACGAATGACCTTACACAAAAAACACCAATCATTTGGTTGCTCGGTCCGGTACGATACACGGCATTTGGTCGGGAAAGTTCAAAGGAATATGAAGCTGATTTGAGATTATTTTTTCTCGATGAAACCGATCCAACGAACTACTATACCGAAGACCATTTGGAGCAAGTGGTTTGGCCTATGGAACAACTCGCAAATGAGTTCCTTTTGACCTTACAGAATGATTCGAACTATGCGACAATCGACCAATGGGAGGTGATTGAATTTTCAAGGTTTGGAACGGAGCAGGATAATGGCTTCTTTCAAAACATTTTGGATGCTAATTTGTCAGGGGTGGAACTGCGATTCACATTGACAAGGTATAAAAACAATATTTGTAAATGCTAAAAAATAGAAAAAATGGCAATAGGATGTAATTGCAATGCAGGACTTTCCAACACGGGGAGACCGAATTGCGT